GGAATCGTGCCCGCTGCGGCCTTGGGGGAAACCGCCCTCAAGCAGCGAAGCGGTAGGGCACAAAGACGCGCCCCACCAGGCCGGGGAGGGCGGACAGGAGGGCAACCCGGCTTGGCCGTGGATTGTCCACCCTGTCCTCACCCTCCCCTTACCGGGGCCCAGCCTGAAGGGAGGTGATCATGTTCGCCGGGTGTGAGACACTGCCCTCAAGCAGCAAAGCGGTAGGTCGCGAAACGCCATGACTGGCCTGACCGCGCCGCCCGATAACTTCACGCCCGCTGGCATCACCGTCGAAGCCGATGGCTGGTTCCCCGCCACCCTGACCGAAGACGTGCGCAAGGCGATCCGCCTGGGCGAGGGCACGGTCACCGATGAACGCCTGGTGCAGGCGATCGAGGGCGGGATCCTGTCGGGCCTGCGCGCCATGTCCGACTGGCGCACCGCCCGCGTGCTCGAAGGTGCGGCCCGCCTTGCCGATGTCACCGAAGATGAGATCAACGGCAAGAACAAGGCCGAGCTGATCTGGCAGCGCATCGTCACCTTCTATGCCGCCGCCGAGCTGGCCGACATGCACATCGATGTCAGCGCCACCGACGAAGCCATCGACCGCAACGAGGAAAAGCGGGACGCTGCCGGGGTGTACCGCACCAAGGCTTACGATGCCGTCGCCGATCTGCGCGCGATCCGCGCGGCCGATGACGACGCCAAAGCGCGGGCGGTGCGCAACCGGGTGGAGCTGATCTGACCATGATCGCCGTCGCGCAGCAGGGCGAAACGCTCGATGCGATCTGCTGGCGCGTGCTGGGCCGCACCGAGGGCGTGACCGAACAGGCTTACGATCTTAACCCTCACCTGGCCGCGCTGGGCCCGACGCTGCCCGGCGGCACCCGCGTCACCCTGCCCGACGTCGCCACCACTGCCGCCACTCCTGTCAGGCGGGCGACGGTGAAGTTGTGGGACTGACCATGTCCTCAAATAGCGCAGCGGTAGGACGCAAAGACCCATGAACAAGATCAAGTCCCTTCGCGCCGCACTTCAGGCCGCCATCCCCGAGTTGCGCAACGAACCGGATCGCCTGCGCCTGTGGATCGAAAACGGGGCGGTGCGCGGGCGCGGCACGGCCAGCCACGGCTTTGCCATGCAGTACCCGCTCTCGGTCCTGATCGAGGCGGCGAAGACCGACATCGCGATCATCGCGCTGGCTATCACCCGCTGGCTGCGGGTCAACCAGCCCGATCTGCTCAGCCCCAACGGCGACAGCTTCCAGTTCGAAACTGACATCCTCGATGTCACCACCGCCGACATCCTGTTCACGATCAACCTGACCGAGAACATCACGGTCGAGCCGCAGCCGGACGGCAGCTGGCAGGTGACCTATGTCCAGGAACCCGACCCGCTGTTCGATGATGGTCTCGCCTTCGAAGGCGTCGACCCGATCCCGCCGCTGGCCGAGGTGAAACTGTCAGATGGCTGATGATCCGCTCGGCGGCCTCGAAGACTGGCTTGGGGCGGTGCTGCAAAGCCTCTCGCCCGCCCAGCGCAAACGCGCCGCCCTGAAGCTGGGCAAGGCCCTGCGCCGGTCCAACCTTGATCGCATCGCCAAAAACGTCGAACCGGACGGCGGCCCCATGGAAAAGCGCAAGGCCCGGCTCGATCAGACCGGGCGAGTGCGCCGGCAGGCCGGGGGCAAGATGTTCCGCAAGCTGCGCCTGGTACGAAATTTCAAGGTCACGCCCAGCCCCGACGGAGTGGAGATCGCCCCGGTCGGCGGGGCCGCCAAGGTGGCGCGCGAGCACCACTTCGGCCTGCGCGGCTTTGTCGGCCGATCGCCCAGCGGCGAAAAGGTCTTCACCCGCTACCCGGAACGCCGCCTGCTGGGTTTCAGCGACGCCGACCGCGACACGATCATGGATGTTCTGGCGGAATTGATCGACCCCTGACCCGGCTGCCATGGTGGAACCGGCTTCCACCTGCCCGGCCCGTATACTTCGCGCGCGCGTGACAGGCAGGTGGCCTCATGGCCAGCACCCCGCTCAATCTCACCAGCGCCAGCTCGACCGCGATTGACCTGTCGCGGTTGCCGCCGCCTGACGTGGTGGAGCTGCTGGATTTCGAGACGATCTACGCCCGCCGCCGCGCCGATTTCCTCGCCCGCTATCCCGGATTCACGGCCTTTGTCGAGAGCGATCCGGCGATCAAGCTGCTCGAAGTTGGTGCCTATGCCGAACTGGTGCTGCGCCAGCGGATCAACGATGCGGCGCGTTCCGTGCTGATCGCCTATGCGCTGGGAGGCGATCTCGATCATCTCGCCGCCGTGTTCGGGGTGACCCGGCGGGTCATCACCCCTGCCAATCCCCCGGCCGTGCCGATCGCTGTCATGGAGAGCGACGAAGACCTGCGCCGCCGTGTTCTGCTGGCGCCCGATTCCTATTCGGTGGCCGGGCCTGCCAGCGCCTATGTCTTCCACGCGCTGTCGGCCGATGGCGATGTGCTCGATGCCTCGGCGATCAGCCCGCGCCCGGGCGAGGTCACCGTGTCGATCCTGTCGCGCACCGGCGATGGCACCGCCGCCCCTGCGCTGATCGCCACGGTCCGGGATCTGCTGGCTGGGGATGAAGTCCGCCCGCTGACCGATCGGGTCACAGTGCAATCGGCCGAGCTGGTGCCGTTCGACATCGTCGCCGGTCTCACGCTTTACCCGGGTCCCGATGCCCAGCTGATCCTCGACACTGCCACCGCTGCGCTCGAGCAGCTGCTGGCCGCCAACCGTCGTCTGGGGCGCAACATCTCGCGCTCGGCCATCATCGCGGCCCTGCATGTGGGCGGCGTGCAGAACGTCAACCTGATCGAGCCGGCCGCCGACATCTTCGTCGAGCAGACCGAAGTCGCCAGCGCCGACGCGATCAACGTCACCATTGCGGGCTTCGACGAATGAACCTGCTCCCGCCGAACAGCACCCCGCTTGAACGGGCTTTTGATGCGCTGGAATCGGAGGCGCTTGGCGACATGCCGGTGCCGGTCGGCGATGTCTGGTCGCCTGCGGCCTGCCCTGCGCCGCTGCTGCCCTGGCTGGGCTGGGGCCTGTCGATCGACATCTGGGACAGCGACTGGTCGGAAGCGCAGAAGCGCGCCGCCATTGCCAGCGCGATTGCCGATCAGCGCCGCAAGGGAACCCGGGCTGCCGTGCGCCGCGCGCTCGACCGGATCGACCCGCTGATCGGGATCACCGAATGGTTTCAGGATCCCGCGAACCTCGAACCCTACACCTTCCGGCTCGACCTGCCCGACCGCAACACCAGCGCGGTCGAGTATGATGACGAAACGGTCGGCCGGCTGCTGCGCGACATTGCTGTGATCAAGCCGCTGCGCGCCCATGTCATCGCGTCCTACCGGATCAACGCAGTGGCGCAGGTCGGGCTTGTGAGCGCCGTGATCTGGGGCGGAATGACCCGGCTCGATCTGGCCGCCGATGTCGAAACCGCCGCCGATCCTGTCTGGGAAACCTACCTGCAGACCGAAGACGGCGAGCCGCTGCTCGCTGAAAGCGGCGCTTTCCTGATCGCGGCATGAAGGGCACCCGATGAGCTTCACCCTCACTCTCACCACTGCCGGGCTCGATGCGCTGGTCAACGCGCAGAGCAGCGCCACCGATCCGATTCAGGTGACGCAGGTCGGCTTCACGGATCAGACGATTATCGTCGCGCCGACGCTGACCGCGCTGCCCGGCGAGTTCAAGCGGATTGCCAGCATCTCGGGCGCGGCGGTCAGCGAAACCATCATCCACATGACCGCGCAGGACGCGTCCGAAGACGAATACGATGTTCGTGCCTTCGCCCTCTACCTTGCCGATGGCACGCTGTTCGCGGTCTATGGGCAGGCGGAGATCATCGTCACCAAGACGCCGCGGCTGCAGCTGCAGCTGGCCTTCGACATCGCGTTTCAGGATGGGATCGCAGGCGACATCGAATTCGGCGATGCGACCTTCCTGTTCCCGCCCGCGACGGAAACCGTCAAGGGTGTCGCCGAGCTGGCAACCCAGGCCGAAGTCGATGCAGGCGAGGATGACCAACGGATCGTCACCCCGCTCAAGCTCGCCACCCGTCTAGCCGAGGCTTTCGGCGCGATCGTCAGCGCAACCGAAACGGTCGAAGGTGTGGCTGAACTGGCCACCCAGGCCGAAGTC